CTGCTGGTGGTGCTGGTGGAAGCGGTGTAGTTTTACTAAGTGTACCAACTTCAGCATATTCTGGAACTACAAGTGGCTCACCAACGGTTACAACATCAGGTTCTAATACGATAATGAAATTTACTGGATCAGGGAGTTACACAACATAATGGCACATTTTGCAAAAATAAATTCAAATGGAATTGTTGAAGAAGTAATCACTGTAGCTAATGAAGTATTACATGATGCTAATGGAGTTGAACAAGAAGTAAATGGAATAAATTTTTTAACTGAACTTAGTGGCTATTCTTTATGGAAACAAACATCTTACAATACTATTGGAGGACAACATAAATTAGGTGGCACGCCATTTAGAAAAAATTATGCTTCGATAGGTATGACTTATGATGAAAGTAAAGATGCTTTTATTCCAATAAAACCTTACAATAGTTGGGTGTATAACGAAACAACAGCCGATTGGGATCCACCAGTTGCAAGACCAGAGGAATCTACATTACAAGATAATGAGTGTATACATTGGAATGAATCTACGTTAGAATGGGAAATTAAAATAAGAACAGAATAAAAAAGAATAAAAAAGAATAAAAAAAAATAAAATTTATTAGTGTGAAAAAAAATAAAAATCCTTCTTGGAATTTCTATTTAGATAAAACTAATCCTTGTGCTTTTTATGAAAAAGTATTTTCTAAAGAAGAATGTGAAGAAATAATTAAAATTGCAAAGAAGAAAGGTTTAATTAATGGAATAACATTTGGCGACATGGATGTTAGATCAAGTAAAGTTTGTTGGTTATATGCGGCCGATGATTTAGAATGGGCTTTTAGAAAACTTACAGATATTATTTTAAATGCTAATGATCGATTTTTTAATTTTGATATTTTTGGTTTAAATGAAGGGTTACAGTTTACAAACTATAAAGCTCCTTCAGATAAATATGGAAAACACATTGATAGGAGATTAGATACCGTAGTAAGAAAATTATCTATATCTATACAATTAACTGATCCTAAAAAATATAAAGGTGGAGAATTATATTTATATGAAGATGATAAAGGTATTGAAATGAAAAAAGAACAAGGAACATTAATAATATTCCCATCTTATACACTACATGAAGTTAAACCTATAACAAAAGGAGAAAGAAATTCCTTAGTTGCTTGGGTTACGGGTAAACCATTTAAATAACAACTATGAAACAAGAAGACGTAAAATGGTTAGAAGATATAATAAGAGAACAGTCTATTTTGGAATCTGTTGATTATATAAAACAACTTAAATATAAACCTTTATTATATAAAGATGGTTGGTGGATTGAAACTTGTAATCAAATTAAAACAAAAGGTTTATGTTTAGAATTTGGCGTCTTTGAAGGAAATTCAATAAATTTTTTTTCTAATAATTTAAGAGATAGAACTTGGTATGGATTTGATAGTTTCGAAGGGTTGCAAGAAGACTGGTACGGAGGATATCATGGAAAAGGTTGGTTTAATAAAAAAGGAGAAACACCTGATGTAAATAAAAATGTAAAAATTGTTAAAGGTTGGTTTAAAGAAACTGTGCCTTCTTTTTTTAAAAAGAATAAAGAAAAAATATCTTTTATACATATTGATTGCGATACTTATAAATCAACAAAAGATGTATTTGATAATATCAATCCTAAATTATTACAAAATAATAGTTTAATATTATTTGATGATTATCATTCTTATTGGGGTTGGAAAGAAAATATATTTAAAGTATGGAAAGAATATGTACATAGTAATAATATAAAATATGAATATGTTTTTTTTGGAAAAGTGCAAGCTTTAATAAAGATTATTAAATGAACTTAGAAAAAGAAATTATGGTGTTTGATGATATCATACCTGTAGAGGAACAAAATAAATTAGAAGAACTTTTATTAGGGAAAAATTTTCCGTGGTTTTATTTATCTGATATAACTGATGATTTTGCAAAAAATAGTCAAAACAGACCTGCTTTATCGCATATATTTATTTTAAATAGTGAGATTAATAGTAGTTACATAGAGGATGTACGACCTATTATTGATGCTACCTCTTCAGCTTTACATTATACTAAAACAAATATTTTAAGAATTAATTCTATTTTACAGTTTCCTTTAAATTTAAAATCAAGAAAATTAGACACTCCTCACATAGATACAGAAAAAAAACATAAAGTTTTTTTATATTATGTAACTGATAACGAAGCCCACACTATTATTTATAATAATAAATTTACTAGAAAAATAAAACCTAAAAAAGGTAGAGTAGTTGTATTTGACGGATCTTTATTACATACTGCAGAGCAGCCCACTGAAAATATTCGTTGTGTAATTAATTGTAATATAGAATTAAAATAGTATGTTATGTCTACAGTTCATAAATTTGCAAATTCTTGTTTAGAAAAAATTACTTATCCAAGTAAAGCAGAATCTTGGCATGTCCAAGGAATGTTAAAAAATAAATCTAATCAAATATTTAAATTTGATGTGAGAGGTATGTCACAAGTAGAGAATAAAGGATTGCAAAAAAAAGGTAATACTAAGTCTAAAGCAGACAAAATGGTATTTGAAACAAACATTAATTGGGTAATATTTGATACTTTAGAAATAAACAAATATGTAATAGATAAATATAAGAAAAAACTAAGCACTAAAGATATTTTATTTGACGATTTACTTAATAAATTGGACTGGAATATAATACTACCAAAATGACAGGTATGAAAAGAAAAGTTTTACGAGGCTTTTTAAGAATTGAAAAATCTTTTAATCTAGTATAAACCCTAATAAACTAGGGATTAATATGTTACAAAAATTAGGATTTGCACCAGGATTTAACAAACAAGTTACAGAAACAGGAGCCGAAGGGCAGTGGTTTGATGGTGATAATGTTCGTTTTAGATATGGTAGTCCAGAAAAAATAGGTGGCTGGAGTCAACATGGTACAAGTAAATTAACAGGTGCCGCAAGAGCCATACATCATTGGGAAAACAATGACCCCGTTAAATATGCTGCCATAGGAACCAATAAAATTTTATATGTTCTTCAAGGAGATATATATTACGATATTCATCCTATTAGAGAAACTTTAACAGGAGTTAATTTTACAACGACTGCCTCATCATCTACTGTCACTATTACATGTACCGGGGCTCATGGGTTAATACAAAATGATATTGTTTTGTTTGATAGTGTAACTGGTTTATCAGGCTCTACTTTTACCAATGCCTCGTTCGAAGATTTAAAATTTATGGTAACAACTGTACCTAGTTCCACCACATTTACAGTAACTATGGCTACTGTAGAATCAGGAACACCTGTAACTAACGGTGGATCATCTTCTGTTCTTTGTTATTACAATGTAGGTCCTTCTCAACAAGTAGGTGGTTTTGGATGGGGAACTGCAAACTACGGCGGTCAAGCTACTAGTGCTGTAACTACAACTTTGGCTTCTACTATAAATGATACCGTAACTGACATTCCCTTAACTAGTTCTACTTCCTTTCCTTCTTCTGGAAAAATACAAATCGGATCAGAAAATATTAGTTACACAGCTAATAATACATCTACAGGAGTTTTAAGCGGAGGAGCTAGGGAAGTAAATGGCACAACTAAAGCAGCACATAGTGGTGGAGCAACAGTTACAAACATTACTGACTATGTTGCATGGGGTGATGCCTCTACAACAGATGTTACTATATCACCAGGTTTATGGGTTTTAGATAACTATGGTACAAAACTTATTGCATTAATCTATAATGGACCTGTTTTTGAATGGGATGGCGCACCTACTAATGCTACCTCTGTAAGAGCAACTATTATACCAAACGCTCCTACAAAATCAAGACATGTGTTAGTATCAACTCCCGATAGACACTTGGTATTTTTTGGAACAGAAACAACTGTAGGTAATAGTAATACACAAGACGATATGTTTATTAGATTTTCAGATCAAGAAAGTATTGATCAAGCCGATTCTTATACGGTTACCGCAAATAATACCGCAGGTACACAAAGACTTTCCGACGGATCAAGAATTATAGGAGCCATTAAAGGTAGAGACGCAATTTATGTCTGGACAGATACAGCATTATTTTTAATGCAATTTGTTGGAGCGCCTTTTACATTTTCTTTTCAACAAGTAGGTACTAACTGTGGATTGATTGGTAAGAATGCTGCTGTTGAAGCTGATGGTTCGTCCTACTGGATGTCTGAAAATGGTTTCTTTACATACGACGGTCAAGTAAAATCTATGCCATGTTTAGTTGAAGACTTTGTTTTCGACGATTTAAATACAACGGCAAGAGATCTTATTAATGCAGGTTTAAATAATTTATTTGGAGAGATAACTTGGTTTTATTGCAACACCGGATCAGCTGTTGTTAATAGACAGGTCACTTATAACTATTTAGACTCAACACCAAAACAGCCTATATGGACTACTGGATCTTTAGCAAGAACTGCTTGGCAAGATTCTTCAGTATTTAATTTACCTAACGCAACCTACTTTACAGCTAGTGACAACGATTCTTTTGATGTCATTGGTAACACGGATGGAATTTCTATATATTATAATCAGGAAACAGGGACCGATCAAGTTAATGCCAGTGGTGTTACTGCAATACCTGCTAATATTGTTTCTGGTGATTTTGACATTACCCAACGTAGAAGTAATACAGGACAAACTGTAGGAATGCCTGATATTAGAGGAGATGGTGAATTCATTATGAGAATTAGTAGATTTATACCAGATTTTATTGATCAAACAGGAAACACAACAATTAAATTTAAAACAAGAATTTATCCAAACAGCACACAAGTTACAAATAGTTTTACTTGTAGTCCTT